AAGAAAGATAATTAATAACAGATGGCAGACATTGAACCACCTAAACCAAGAAAAAATCTTGGAAGAAAACGAGGAGTCAAACAAGCTCCCCGAGTTCTTAGCGTAAAAAGTAAAGCTAGGGCATCAGCTAAAAGAGTTTTAAAAACTCAAGAAAAAAAAATACAAAAAGCCTCAGTAGAATTACACTATGCTAAAAAGAAAAAAGAACAGATATTAAAAACAGACAATGCACTAAAAGGAAAAGAATCTGCAGTCTTAACAAAAGATGAAGTAGAGCAACTTCCACCAAATGTGCAAGAACATGTTGAAGATAATATTATCTTTCAACCAAACGAAGGGCCACAGACAGAGTTCTTAGCCGCATCAGAAAGAGAAGTTTTTTATGGTGGTGCAAGAGGTGGTGGTAAATCATACGCAATGTTGATAGACCCACTTCGTTATTGTGACAAAGGAAGTCATAGAGCGTTGTTAATTAGACGTTCAATGCCAGAACTTAGAGATATGATTAATCATTCTCAACGTTTATATGGTCAAGCATTTCCAGGTGCTAAATGGAGAGAGCAAGAAAAAGAATGGCGATTTCCATCTGGAGCTAGGATTGAATTTGGCTACGCAGAAAATTTAACTGATGTTCTTCGTTACCAAGGTCAATCGTATACGTGGATAGGTATTGATGAATTACCACAATATCCTACACCAGAGATATATAACTTTTTACGTTCATCTCTTCGTAGTGTAGACCCAGATATACCTGTGTTTATGAGGTCTACAGGTAATCCAGGTAACGTTGGTTCTCAATGGGTTAAAGAAATGTTTGTCGACCCTGCAGAACCAAATACAGCATTTGATGTAAACATAAGTACAATAGCAGGGAATAGGTCTATAACAAGAAGATTTATACCTGCAAAGTTACAAGATAATCCATATCTAATGCAGACAGATGATTATCTAATTATGTTGTCATCTTTACCAGAAGTACAACGTAAACAATTTTTAGAAGGAGATTGGGGTGCATTTGAAAACTCGGCTTTTCCAGAATTTAGTATTCCCACTCATGTTGTGGAGCCTTTTAACATTCCCCGCAGTTGGCTCAGATTTAGAACGTGCGACTGGGGGTATTCATCTGCGGCTTGCGTTCTCTGGATGGCAGTGGACTTCGATAACAATTTCTGGGTATACAGAGAGTATTACACCAAACGAGTTACGGCAGACATTTTCGCAAAGCAAGTACTTGAGAGAGAAGAAGGTGAATATATTAGGTACGGAATCTTGGACTCTTCTACTTGGTCAAGACGAGGGGATGCTGGCCCTAGTATTGCAGAAACAATGATTAGAGAAGGTTGTAAATGGAGACCATCAGATAGGTCGCCACGAAGTAGAGTAGCAGGTAAACTAGAATTACATAAGTTACTATCTAAAGATGAAAACACTGGGCAACCAAAATTAAAAGTATTTTCTAATTGTATTAATTTAATTAGAACATTACCAATGTTACCAATAGATAGAAACAATCCAGAAGATGTAGATACACATGCAGAAGACCATGCGTATGACGCTCTTCGATATGGGGTTATGAGCAGAAGTGTTCATCCAAAAAGTTATGAAGCAAATAGATATACAGAAAAAGAAAAATTTAAACCTTCTGATAGAGTTTTTGGATATTAATGGCTAAAGGTAAATATTGTGATTGTGTTAGTACAATACCAAGTAAAATAAAAATAGGTTATAAGAATTACAAACTAGAAGAATGGAAACAAACTGTAGCTAGTGCAAATGAAGCACAAGGTCAGTTTTTTTCTAAAGAAGGTATCATAGGATATACTTCTGATGAAGAAGGGGTTTCTCATGCTAATACAATATTGCATGAAATATTACACGGAATAATATATCAGTGGAATGTAGACGTAGGAGAAAAAGAAGAAGCTATAGTTAATGGTTTAACTAATGGTTTAATAACTGTTTTTGTAGATAATCCAGATTTAATGGGGTATCTTAAAAATAAAATTTTGGAGGAATAAATGCCAGAAGAAGTAATGAAAAAATACAAACAAGGCGAGCTTCCTGCTGATTATTCAAAAGATGCACCAGTAGGACAAAAACTTGACATGACTATTCATGCCAATGATGAAACACGACCAAGTGATTTTCCTAAAAAAGGAAAGAAAAATACATTTGACCCTGCTGTTTTTAGAATGGCAGATGAAAGAGATTACTAGGAGGAAAAATGGAAACACCAATTAAAATGAAAAAATATATGCAAGGTGAATTTTCTGAGGTGCCTGATGGGCCACCTGCAAAAGAAAAACCTCAAGCAGGAATGTTAAAAAGATATTCCCAAGGAGAGTTTTCTAATGTGCCAGATACACCACCCGCAAAAGAAAAACCAGACGGGAGTATTTTAAGAAGGTATTCTCAAGGTGAATTTTCAGACGCAAAAGAAAATTAATTATGGCTAAACAACCATCCGCCCAAATACTAGCTTTGGACGATTCTGAAAAAAATGAGGAACAGGAATATAAAGTTTCTGGTCTAGCAGGTTTAATTAAATCTAAATTTTTAGAAGCAGAAGATGCTCGTCAGTTTGATGAAGAACGTTGGTTAAGAGCGTATCGTAACTATAGAGGTGTCTATGGTAGTGATATGGCTTTTACTGAAAGTGAAAAATCAAAAGTATTTGTTAAAATAACTAAAACAAAAGTTTTAGCGGCGTATGGTCAATTAGTCGAGGTTTTATTCTCTAGTGGTAAATTTCCAGTAGGGATAGAGCCTACGCCTATTCCAGAAAGCATTGCTGAATATGCACATGTTTCTAAGAAATCAGAGCAAGTGGATAGCCCTTATGGATTTCCAGGTGATGGATTTAATTTAGAACCAGGTGCTACATCTATAAATGTTTTAGGTGGATTAAAAGATAAATATAAAGGTGTTAATTTTGTTGAAGGTGAAGCAAAAGATGGCAGAGCAGAACCACAAATAAGTCCTGCAGAAGAAGCTTCTGGTAACATGGAAAAATTAATTCATGACCAACTAGAAGAATCTAATGCTGTTAATGTGTTAAAACATACGTTATTTGAATCAGCATTGCTTGGAACAGGGGTTTTAAAAGGGCCTTTTACCTACGAACAAACTAGTCATAATTGGGAAAAAGACCCTATAACTGGAGAAAATGTTTACTCTCCAAGAAAAAAATTAGTGCCTAGAATAGAAGCTGTAAGTTGTTGGGATTTTTATCCAGACCCAGATGCAACAACTGTTGATGATGCGGACTATGTAATACAACGTCATGTATACACACGTACTCAAATACGTGATTTAATGAACAGACCTTATTTTAGAAAAGAGGCTATACGTAGTGCATTAGATATGGGGCCAAGTTATGAAGCTCGTGGTTATGAATCATCTTTAAAAGATAGAGAAAGCACAACTGATTACGATAAAAATAGATATGAAATTTTAGAGTTCTGGGGAACATTAGATAGTCAACTTGCAATGGAAGCGGGTCTAGAACTAGAAGATGACATGGACGATATGGATGAAGTCCAAGTTAATTGTTGGGTATGTAATGGTGAAATTATTAGATTAGTATTAAATCCATTTACACCTACACGATTACCATATTTAGTTTGCCCTTATGAAATAAACCCTTATCAATTTTTTGGTATAGGTATTCCAGAAAACATGGATGATTCGCAAACAATTATGAATGGACATGCAAGAATGGCTATTGATAATTTAGCACTTGCAGGTAATTTAGTATTTGATGTAGATGAAACTATGTTAGTACCAGGACAAGATATGAAAGTATTTCCTGGTAAAATATTTAGAAGACAAAGTGGTATGCCAGGTCAAGCTATACATGGAGTTAAATTTCCTAACACAGCAAATGAAAACTTAATGATGTTTGACAGGTTTAGACAACTCGCTGATGAAGCAACAGGTATACCATCATACTCTCATGGAACTACAGGAGTACAATCAACAACTAGAACTGCGGCAGGTATGTCAATGTTAATGGGAGCGGCGGCTCTTAGTATTAAAACAGTTATAAAAAATATAGATGATTTTTTACTTAGACCTTTAGGTGAAACATTATTTTCATGGAATATGCAATTTAACGAAAGCACTCCAGAAATAAAAGGAGACCTACATGTCAAAGCAAGAGGTACAACATCATTGATGCAAAAAGAGGTAAGGTCACAAAGATTAATGACTTTCTTGCAAGTTGCATCAAATCAAAATCTGGCTCCGTTTGTTAAATGGCATTCTATATTATCTGAGATTGCAAAGTCACTTGATATAGAACCAGAAAAATTAATAAACGACCCAGAAAAAGCGGCAATCTTTGCAAAAATAATGGGAATGGCAAATGGAAATCAACAAGATAAAAACAATAATAAACAGTCCTCAATGGCCGATGATGGAGGAGCTCCTACAGGAGCGGATGCAGAAGACATTACTGGCGTTGGCGGTGGCAACATCGGAGTTGGAGGTGTACCGACTCCAGGGGAAGATAGCTTCTCTGCAGGAACTGATGAAGATGAGGGAGCAACTTAAACGTAAATGACAAATTATTACAAGGGAACAGATATAGGGTTAAATTATAATGCTGAGTTAGGTGAATGGGAGTTTACTAATCAAGCAAAAAATTTTATAGACACTGATACATTTTCAAGTCCAGACCCAGAGTTTCCAACAGCACCGCCAGAAGATGATGAGGAAGAAACAACACCAGATTGTCCAGATGGATATATTTACAATGAAACATTAAAACAATGTGTGCCAGACCCAGATTATGAAAATACATATAGAGGTGATGAGCAACAACAAACTGGTGGTGGTGGAACTATAGAAAATTTTATTCCTTCTGATACAGAAAGAGAAAGACAAATTAAAAGTGGTGATGCTAAATCATATATTGATAATTTAAAAAAACGTGGATTTATAACTGAACAAGATGGTAAATTATTTTTAAAAACAGAAAGTTTTGGTCAAACTCTTGCAAGTGGTGCTTTTGCTAGATTTGGTTTAGCAGATGAACCTAAAGCAAAAATGAATAGAATAATACAAGATTTACAACGTATGGGTGCTATTAACTTACAAGTTACAGCAGGTGATATAGACCCAGAAACAGGAGAACCAGAAATAAAATTAGGTTCTCTTTTACAAGTATCAGATGAAGCAGGAACTTTCCCAACTTACAATTTTGCAGAAGGTGATATGACAAAAGGTAATATAGACCCATTTGCATTTCAAACATTTATACCTGCAGGTAGCACAGACAAGTTTAAGACGTTTGCAGATTATATTAATGCATTACAAAATGTTTCAACTAGTGTATCTGGCACAGGAACTGACGTTGTTCGCAGTGTACAAGAATCTAATATTGATAATGAAAAAGTTAGATTAGCTAGAGCTCAAGCAGATAAAGCAGAGGCAGAAGCTCAACAAGCACAAGTAAAAGCGTTTGAAGAATCTGGTGGAGATATAACGCAAAGACGAATAGCCGAACAAGAAAGAAAAGAACAATATGTAGAGCAACAACAAACTCAAGGAAAAAGTAAAAGCGAAGCAGAAAGAGATTATAATAGACAATTGGCTCAAGAAGCACTTGATAAAGGCGGGGCTTCTTTTGCAAAAGATACAGACACATCAACACCTAGTGGTAAAAGCTACACTCAATCTAAACTAGAAGAGGCGGCTAAAACAGGAAGATTTAGAGGATTTTAATAGGAGGAAATATGGCAAATGGAATGATGAATAGTCCTATGGGAGCACAACAGCCTCCTATGGAACAACCAGGAATGCAAATGGGAGCAGGAGAAGACGCTGTTCTTGATATGCATTTAACAGAAGATGTAAAAAGAGCACTACAAGCAAAAGGTGTAGATATATCTTCTGTAGCAGATAGAGGCCCCAAAGAGCCTGTAGTAGTAATACCAGTTTCAATAATTATGCAAAGATATCCAAGCGACTCACCAGAAAATTCTATGAAAGAGTTTGTAATGGATATGACAAAAATGGATTCTGCTCCATCACCGATGGCAAGTCAGCCACCGATGGCGGCAGATGCACCTAGTCCAGAAGGATTAGGAGCCCCAATGAATAGGCCACCTATGACTGCATAGTCATAGCCCCAAAGCGACTCTAGGCCACCTGTTTTCCAACAGCACCAATAAGGAGGATAAAATGGAAGAAAATAAACAAGAAGAGATTCAAGAACAAACTCAAGAATCTCAAACAGAGGCTCTTCTCGAGCCTATTCCTTATAAACGTAAAAATAATAAGGAAGAAACAGAGGATACAGCTACCGTTTCACAGGACACTTCTTCAGAAGAAGAGGCCACTCCAAAGGAAGAACGCCCTGTTAACGCTGAAGAGAAAGTGTTTAAGAAACGTTATGACGACCTTAAACGACATTATGATTCTACTGTCAATAAGCATAAAGACGATGTTGATAAACTAAAACGTCAACTAGAAGAAAATGCTGACAAGATTAACTTGCCAAAGACAAAAGAAGAAGTAGATGCTTGGAAAGCAAAATATCCAGACGTCTATGACATTATAGAAACTATAGCCTATACTAAGGCAGATGAAAAAGCTAAAAAACTACAAACTGAACTTAAAGAGTTAGAAACTCAACAAGCGAGCGTACAACGAGATAAGGCAGAGGTAGAGTTAGCTAAATTACATCCAGACTTTAATGACATAAGAGAAGACGAAAAGTTTCACGAATGGGTAGCAAAACAAGATTCTACAATTCAAGGTTGGTTGTATGATAATACATCTAATGCCAAATTAGCGGCTAGAGCCATAGACTTATACAAAATGGATACAGGATATGGTAAAAAGAAAACTAATAAATCATTAGAGGCATCTAAATCTGTTACATCTACTAGTAAACGTGAAGTTGATACTTCAAATAAAAAGATGTGGAAGGTTAGTGAAATAGCTAAACTAAAACCTCAACAATTTGCAAAGTATGAAAAA